AAAATCTATACAAAATGAAAGGAGAGATATTATGTTTTATATTTACTCAAAAGAGAGAAAATCGAGACTCGCATTCACTGTTAATTTAACAGCCGACGAAGTTATGCAGTTCATGGAGGGAAATTTATTCCTAGATTATCCAGAGCTTACCCCATCAGAGCATGTTGTAATTGAGAGAAATGAGCCTTTTAAGTATCCGACATATGATGAAGATACAAATACTATAAGAGAAATGACTAGAGACGAACTTATAGAAGAAGATATCGAGGTTCAACTTGCTCCTGGAGAGTATATAGAAGACAAGAAATTAAAGAGTATTCCACAGCCGAGCTCTTACCATATATGGAATACTGTAACTCACACTTGGGATATAGACATGGAAGATGTTAAAAGAACTTTCAGACACAAGTTCAGAGAAATGCTGCTAGATAAGATGTTTGGCTCATATGAGCATGACGGAAAAGTATTCCAAATGCAAGAATATGATGAAGTTAATTTTATGAGAGTCAAGATGGCATTGGATATGGCAGGAGAAATCGAAGATTATGAAGTAATTAAAGATGCATTAAATACTTTAGGTATTCCTGTAGATGCAGAGCTAGAAGAAAAAATCAAATTGGCTATGAGAGCTGGGAAATTAAAGCAACTTTTAAAATCTCTGCCAACCCAATGGAGATTGAAAGATAACTCTATTGCATCTATTTCATTGGGGGAATTAAATCTAATTTACTTCTCATGGATATTAAGAGTTATTGCTGCACAAAACAAATATACTGCTATAACTAAGAAAATAAGGGAAGTTTCAACGGTTGAAGAACTAGAAGCCATTAAATGGGATTAAATAAATTAAAGGTAGTTTTATATGGCTACCTTTTTTAATAAGCTTAAACAAGCTCTCACAAGGTCATTTTTAGGAGGTGATTTTAAATGTATATATTATCGGAAACAAGTTTAAAAATGCTAAAAGGAGTGCATCCAAACCTGGTAAATTTTATGACAGAACTCATAAAAATAAGCCCCTGGAACTTTAAAATAACTGCTGGAGTTAGAACAGCTGAGGAACAAAATAAATTGTATCAGCAAGGCAGAACAGTGAAAGGAATAAAAGTAACTAAAGTAGATGGTTATAAGCTAAAATCTAACCACCAAATTAAGCATGATGGGTTAGGTTATGCTGCTGATATTGGCGTTCTAGTAACAGAAAAGGTTATAGAAAAAGTTAAAGAAAATGGGAAAGAAATAGAAAAAGAAATTGAAAAAACAATTTACAAAGGAAGTTGGAAAGATTTCCATTACTATCAAGACATTTATGATACTGCTAAAAAAGCAGGTCTATTAGAAAAATATGGAGTTGAATGGGGTGGAAATTGTTGGAAATCATTTAAGGATGCTCCACACTGGCAAATTAAAGGAGCAGATAGAGTTGCTTATAAGTAATATTAGGAGGCTAAAAAATGGAAAGTTTTTTAGAAAGAATAATAAAAGAAAAAGATGATTTACAAGAGAAAATAATCAAGTTAGATAGATTCTTTACTACAGATACTTTTGAAAATCTGTCTCCAGTAGAGAAAATGCACTTAAAAGACCAAATGAGGTACATGAGTGCATATCTTAGTACTTTAAGACAAAGAATTAATTTCTATGAAAGCAAGGAGGGAAAACATGGAAATGACTAGATTAAATACAATGCCAATTGACGACAAATACTGGGAAGTTTTAGAAGATTATACTTACAGAACATCTAAGGGACTTGTGACAGTTCCAAAAGGATTCAAAACAGATTATGCCTCAGTTCCAAGAGTTTTTAGAAACATAATTAATAGTTATGGTAAGCATGGGAGAGCAGCTGTAGTTCATGACTGGCTATATTCTAGTAAATGTACTTTAGATGTTACTAGAGAAGAAGCTGACAAAATATTCTTAGAGATTATGGCAGAATGGGGAGTAGGTGTAATCAAAAGAAATTTAATGTACAGAATGGTTAGAATGTTCGGAGCTAGCCACTTTAGAAGAGGTGAGTAAAATGGAAGATTTTTTTATAAGTGCTAAAAATGGTATTGCCATGGTTTGGACTGGTTGGATATCTGTTCTTGTTTGGGCTTTAGGGGGCTTTGACTTATCCGTAAGAGTCTTAGTATTTCTTATGCTAGTGGATTATGTAACTGGAATTTGGGCTGGATACATCACCAAAACAGTTAATAGTGCTAGAGCCTATAAAGGAATAAGTAAGAAAGTATTTATACTTATAATAGTTTCTTGTTCCTCAGTTATAGAGCAGCTTGTACCTAATGTCGGTATCCGTAATTTAGTTATAGTTTTCTATGTAGCAACAGAGTTTCTATCTGTAATAGAGAATGCTAGCAAGTTAGGATTACCTATCCCTGAAAAACTTAAAATAGCATTAGAGCAATGTAAGGGAGATAAATGTAATTCTAAAAATGCAGATCCAAAAGATATAAAACCAGAAAAATTAAAAGAGAAAGATTTTGATGAAGAAATTAAATAAAATAACGGGGTAGTTTTTATACTACCCCTCTTTTTTTATTGTTTGAAATTGTGATTTTATCTACAGTTAAAAAAATTAAAAAAATATTAAAAAAAGTGTTGACATACTTGTACAAGTATGATATTATAGAAGTACCTCGAAGGAAGGAGGTGATAAAATGAAAATCAAATTTATAATTGTAATTGGTTCTTGGCAGTTCTCGATTACAATTACTAAAAAAGATAAGTAATTTATCCCCCTCTCCCAGAGGGGTAAACTAAGAATGATATGATCTTAGCTTCAGCTACTTAGATTATATCACTTCTTAAATAATAAATCAAGGAGTGATGAAGATGTTAAAAGAATTAATGAACCATAATGAACTAGGAGTAAAATTTTACAGAGATGAAAGCGCAGTAATCTTTGTAGAAGATGAAAAAATAGGAGTTATCTTAAAATTATCTGTCTATGAAAATATATTTATATTTCACAGACAAGGAAATGATGTCGAAGCTATTAAAAGACAGACAGAAATAGCTAAACATTATGATGAAGTAATGGCTGGGACTTGGAGACCAGAAACTGAAAGAAAATTTACAATTTTAAGATAGAGGGGTAAAAAGCCCCTCCAAACATAAGGAGGATAAAATGGAAGAAAAAAAAAGAAAGGGTTATAAAACCCAGGAGCAGCAGAATGAAGCTAATAAGAGATATAGAGCTACAGAAGAAGGGAAAAAGAATACAAAGCATAGTACTTATAAAAGTCGTGCTAAAGTTTTTATAAAAGAAATGGCAAGTTTTAAAGAGCTGGAAGAACTTAAAAAGTTAATAAAAGAAATGGAGGAATTGAAAATGAAAGAATTAAAAAAAATATATGCTGAATGGAGAAAAGTAAGTGAAGAAATGTTAGAAGATGGATTTAAAGGTTCTGTAGACTGTGGAGATAAAGCAGTAAGAGAAGATTTTAGTAACTATGCAGAACTTCAAGAAATTATTTCTTTTGAAGAAATGTTAGAACTAGAAAAAGAATATAATAAAAATAATTAATAAAAAAGAGCAGGATTAATTTCCTGCTTTTTAAAATTATTCTCGGATATGATACACTCAAAATAATTATTAGTTTTATATCTTAAAATTTCTTACAACAGACAAAAAACAGACAATTCAAAATATGTTATGATGTAGTCTATGTTAGACTATTATTATCTTATTATCCATTCCTAGGCACCATTTTATTCAATAAGATTTTATAAAATTTAAAAAGTGCTAAAAATCGTAAGTTTCAAAAGCTAAAAACTTAATAAAGTTTTATAAATATCTATAAAATATAAAAATTACAACAGACAAAAAACAGACAAAGTTAAAAGAGATTCAATTAAGAATCTCTTATTTTTTATAAGTTATTTAGTTTATCCAACACTTCTAATTTCTTTTCTTTCATAACATGTGTATAGATATCCATTGTTGTAGCTATATCTCCATGTCCTAGCAAGACTTGAACTGTTTTGATTGGTATATCCATCTCAAATAGTCTAGTAGCATAACTATGCCTTATTGAGTGAAAACTCCTATGCGGGATATTTAATTTTTTACAAATAGAAGCAATTCGTCTCTGAGGCTTTTTTGGTTCGATAGGTTTACCAAGATTAGAAAAAATCAGTTGGCCTTGACGTGGGATATCTTTTAGTAGCTCCTGGACCTTATCTGGTAATGGGATTTCTCTAGCACTATTTTTGGTTTTCAATTCCTTAAATGTATAGGTTAATTTCCTATCATCTACTTTATCCACATCAACATTTCTTCTGTACTGTCTAGTAATCTTAACCATATTATCCTTAATATCGCCCCACTGTAGCCCTAAAACTTCTCCAAGTCTTAGCCCTGTGTAAAATGTAAAGTAAATTAAGCAGTCAACAATATCTCTTTTGTCTAAAGTTTTAAGAACCATTTCCTGCTCTTGCTTAGAAAACACATTTATATTTTCTTTTTTAGTTATTTTCTGTAATGTTACTCCAGGACAAAAATCTTTCATCATAATCCCTTGTATAATAGCGAATTTTACACATGAATGGATTTGGATGTAAGTCTTTTTAATAGTATTAGCAGTAAAGTCTTTTTGTAGTTCATTGAAATACTGCTGCAAGTCCTTTAAAGTTATTTGATTAGCCTTTTTTCTAGCAATGGAATAGTTCATTAATCTTAATCTATAGCTTGCTTCATATTCATAAAAAGTATTTGGGCTAACTTCTATCTTTTTGAAATTAAAGAT